ATTGCGCATAATGTATAGAGGTGACATTTTCGGCACTTTGCGCAGTGGCATGTAAGTACTGAGCTGCGCTCGCGTTTTTCGTGGTGGCCACGAACATCAGTGCAACGCACGCAGCTGCTTGCGCAAGCCGAAGCCACACCTTTCGTGCTTCTGGGTTCCGTGCGCGATCCGCTTCAATGAGCGGAAGCCAGTGGGCTATGGATTCGCCTGTTGCTTCGCACATGCGAGCGACACTTTCGGCGTCGGGGTGAGCACGTTCGTGCCGCCAGTTGTTTACTGCTGACGGCTGTACTTTTAGTGCCCTGGCTGCCGCACTGTCAGACGCGTGCTTGCATGTTTCTATGTATTTGTCAAGCAATTTGTTTGCGGCGTTCATGTTCCAAGACCCTTGACAGAAGGTTTACAAGGGTACTGTAATCCGTCCGACTTCCAAGGGTCTTGGAAGGTCAGGGGAACAGGGATGCATATTGCCGCTCCGCTTCGCGTTGAGTACCGAGTTCTTGCAGAAGTGTTTTGCGCCGTCGCCTATTGCGACGGTTCCCGCGTCTCTGAAAAGCACGTTGTAGTTGGCGGGGTAGGGCATAGCGCTGGGCAGTCACGCGCTTGGGCATCCGCATTTCTTGACGGTGTTCGTAACGCGCCTTTGGTTGCAGGGGTGCGTTCGTGATGTTCTACGTGCTTAAGCGGGTTATTGCCGCCGTAGTTGTAGCGGCGGTCCTTGCGTTCGCGCGACGTCAAGGGTGGCTGTGATGGGGGGCGTTCTACATCCTGTTGTGACTCTGACGTTGACGCCGGAACAGGCTTCTCGTGTGGCTGCTGCGTTGCATTTTGCCGCTCGTGATTTGTATCGGAATTGTGGGCGCGAGCAGGCCGGTAATTATCTCGAGACCTACGAAGTGGTCGTTGAGCAATGTCGTCGTCAGGGAGTCCCGGCATGAGGCACACGCAACCGCTGAGCAGTGATGAGCAGTTGGTGGACGTCGCCATTCGTAAGCGCGGTGGCTCGCATTCAGAGCAAGACCGGGCACTGACTTTGTATCGCATGGCACAACGTCGCGGTGACGTAACGCGTTACGTGCATCTCGAACGTGTGGCTGACCTGATGTTGGGGGAGGGCGCTCATGTATAGCGCGTGCTCATTCACCGTCATCCAGCAGCAGCTTCTTTGGGCCTGCGCAATTGTGTGGATTCCTGGCGTTGCGGGCTGGTTCGCAGTCGGCGCGATTGTGCGGTTGACGGCTTATTGGAGAAGGGGTGCATGAAAATCCTTTTCGCGTTGTGGCTGCTCGTTGTGATGGTTCGCGGTGTGCGCGACACGTTCCGTCTTCTTGGCTGGATATGGCGCAAGTTGACGGGGAGGGAGTACGCATGAGCGTCGCACCTGTGCAGCGTCATATGTCGGAGTCCGCAACGGATTTCGAGAAACGCGTTGTCGAGCATTGCGCACAGCTCGCGCTGCCGGCCGCTGATGTGGCGTCGCGGGATGCGGCGGCGGTGTTCGCGGAAGGCGTCGTCGCCGGCTTGTCGATCGCTCTGGCTGCTGCGCAGCGCCGCGAGCGCGTTTCGGATCACTTGCGCCGCTGGGAGTCAGCGTTGGCAGTACGTCTTGAGCGGGAGCGTCGTCATGGTCGTTAGCGAGTATGTGCAGGTCCAGTGCCGCCTTCTGTTGGAGCGGGCCGAGTTGCTCACGGCCACGCATCCGCATTTGAGTGCTGCATGTGACGCATGCGTGCTGATGCTGCTTGATGCTTCGCAGGCCGATGGTGTTGAAGTCGACCACGCGGCGGCAGGCTTGGCGGGCTGGGGTGCAATCGATGATTGACGGTCCCGCAGTCGATCTTTGTCCGCAGGCGGTGCTTGATCGTCCGCTAGGTCGGCAACCGGCGTTTGTGCGTGCGGTGTTCAACCCAGCGATACGCGCCATGGCGGCGATCCGTGCATGCGATGCACGCGAATACGTCGCGCAACAAAACGCGATCGACGCACCCTTTCAGCAGATGGCGCGCGAACGGTTCTTTGGGCCTGACGCTCTTGCTGTTTCCGGCTCGCGCGCCTCCGCGAGCGAAGCGAGCGGAGCCGCGCGAGCCGGCGCTCTTACGGAACTTGACCCATCTAAAACAAAGGCGGGAACGACACGCGAAGTGGTCGAGATAGATGTTTATGGGTCACGTGTTCGTCGATTGCAGAAAGCAGTGCAGAACTCCGCGCATATCCTCGATACGGAGGCGCATTTAGGTGGTGAGTGGCAGCGTTGGCGACGCTTGTTTGTCACGCTTACTTACGCACGTGTTGACGAGTGGGAGCCTGGTCATATACGTGCTTTTTCGCGTTACGTCCGTGATTGGTTTCGTGCGCGTCGGGTTTGTATGCGGATGGTGTGGGTCCTGGAGATGCAGAAGCGCGGTGCTGTGCACTACCACTGCATGATTTGGATTCGATCCAAGGACTATTTTCCGAACCCACATAGCGCCGGTTGGTGGCCGCACGGTTTCGCGCACGTTTTGGCGAGCAAGGTGCAGATTAATCGTCCGGTCGCGTACATGGCGAAGTACGCGAGCAAATGCACGGTCGCGCAGGCCATGTCGATTCCGAAGGGTGCACGCATGCACGGCGTGTGCGGTTTGAAGTCGGAAGGCAAACGTGTGGTTCGTTTCTGGCGTGCGCCATTGTTCGTGCGCGATGCGCTGGGCGGTGCAGCAGATATTCGGAAGGTCACGGGTGGTTATGTCGACAGGTTGACCGGTGAATTGGTGTTGAGTCCGTGGAAGGTCACGGTGTTGCCCTCTGGAAGGGTATTCGCATGGCGGGAGATGCCCGTCGAATTGGAGATAGCAGTATGAGCAAAGAAATGAAGATCGATGTGCTTCCGCGTGAACCGGAAGCAGCCACGTACGAAGGCAACGGCGTGGTGCGTCATTACTACAAGCAGTGGGCAACGATGACTGTTGACGGTCTGCCCATGTCGTTCGAATTCAGTGCAGACGAACCGCTCCCGGCGGGTCCGGCTGCATTGGACGCGCGGTCCTTCAGCATCGTCAATGGGCGACTGCAAGTCACGCGTCCGCGCTTGATTACGTTGGTGCAGGCGGCGTCGAAGGTGACGCCTGTGTCCAAGGCAAGCGCGTAACGGGAGGCGCGTGTCATGGCTGAGTGCGTGACTCTCACAAGCAACGGCACGTTGATGGATGACGGCCCGGTGTCGGCGTCATCGACGTCCGTGAATTGCGCGGGTTACGTGCTTATTGATGGCACGTCCTACGGCGTCGTGTATCCAGTCGTGCAGGCAGCATATGGCGTGCCGACTGCTACCGAAGCCGTTGGTTGGTTCGTCGGAATGTGGACGCTCGTAGTGTTCTTCTACGTGATTGCACGTTGCGCAGGAACCGTTATCAACATGATCAAGTGAGGTGTTTCCATGTTCAAGAAAGAAGGGGTTGCACGTAAGCGTTGGGTGGGCGCGTTGCTCGCTCTGAGTCCGGTTGCTGCCTTCGCCCAGACGGGCGGTGCATTGTCCGGTCTGACGAGTATCTGGTCGAACGTCGATCAGGCGTCGGTCATTGCTGGCATCCTCGCTGCAGCGGCGATCTTGGCTGCGGTGAACTTCGCCGGCTTCGGCGTGAAGCGAGCCACGCGCATCATCAAGTGATGGTGCTAGGGCAGGGCGGTTTTGGCCGTCCTGCTCTTTTTCTGTGAGGGCGTGTTATGCCAAACGGTGTAGGGCAATGTGGCATCGGTTCGACCATGAATGCGCAGGGTCAGTGCATCGGTACTTATTACGGCATGGGCGATCTTCCGGGCCTGCTCTCGCAGATTTCGCCGTCGCCCGTGGTTCAGAGCATGGTGGCGGCCGGTTCGATCTTGGCAACGGTCGGTTTTGCTGTTTTTGCAGTGCTAGCGGTCGCAACGGTTCGTGGTCGCATGGAGAACGCGCGCAGGATGAGAGAAGCCGATGGGCGTGCAGCGAATCGCTTGTATCGAAGTTACTACCGCGAGTTTGACATGGCGGAGTTTGGTCAGCGGATAGCGGAGGTGCAGGGCGAGGCAGAGTTAGATGCCGAGGATGACGCGGAGGTCGACTCGGAAGCGGATAACGAAGACGTGGAGGCACGCGAATGATCTGGGACTTGCTTTTTGCGTTCGTAGGTTCACTTTGTGGTTGGGCGACATGCGTGGGACTTCAGAAATGAAGATCTTTCGCGCCTTCTTGCTCGCGCTTCTGGTGTTGCTGCTTGGCGCGACGTTTACGGCTTCTTTCGCTCAGACGTCCGGGTCTGGTACTGATGGTGATGCAGCTAATGCACAGCAGTGGCAGCTGTGTAATGCATGGGCGCCTACGCGAGGCTATGGCCCGTGTTTTTATGTAGCGAACCCGAATCCGGCTGCGGGTGGTCCTGCGTATGGGTGGGCGTGTGCAGGCGCGTCGTCCTCTTCGCCGGATGCTTGTTGGGCCTTGAATGGTCCTTACGATGCTGCGCCTACGTGTACGGCGGGTTTTATTCCGCCACTAGGTTCTCAGTTGTTGTACTCCTCGTCGACGGGTGTGGAGTCGTACCAGGGGTGTTGTACGTCGTTGATGCTTGGTGGCCCTAACTCAGGCATGCAAGTGGAGACGGGCGCATCGTGTTCCGGGTCGGGCACTTCGGCGCCGGCGACGAAGGCGTCGGAGACGAGTAATGCTGATGGCTCAAAGACGTGGTGCGATCAGATTTCAGGCAAGTGCGTTACATATAATCCCAATGGCAATGGTCCCGCTTCGTCGAGTTCCTCTAACGGTTCGACGGACTCTACGTCTCAGACGAATACACCGGCGTCTTCGTCAAGTAGTACCAGTACCAGCAGTACGTCAGGCACAACGTCCGGTTCTGGCTCGGGTGGTACAGGGTCTGGTTCCTACTCGGGCACGACGACGACGAAGACGACGACGGATAACCCTGCATCGTCCAGTTCGACAAGCACCAAGTGTGATACGGGCGTGTGTGATGTAGGAAACGCTGACGGCAACGTCGGCACGCTTTACACGGCCAGTACCGATACGCCTTCTAGCGTGTTCGCGTCGTTTCGTTCGCAGGTGTCGAATTCTCCGATCGCAACAGCAACGACTGGGTTTTTTAGTGTCAGTGCATCAGGCGCGTGTCCTGTGTACACAGCACCGGCGACGGCGTACTGGCCTGCGGGCTTGACGTTTGATTACTACTGTCGGCAGGAATTCTTGCCCTATTTTACTCTGGCGGGTTATGTGGTGCTCGCAGCGGCGGCAGCTTATGCGTTTAAGATCGCTGTCTATTAGCGCGACCCTCGTGTTCGTGCTTGCCGCGCTGTTTCTCTCGGCGGTGATGCCGCGCGCTGCTTACGCGCAGTCTTCCGGGCAAGGTATTACGTGCTCTACGGTGAATGGCGTGTATGTGTGCACCCAGAATGGCACGGGTGGCTCGATTTGTGTCACGGATGACAGTACAGGTACGCAGACGTGCGAAAACGTGGTGAATGGCGGCACGTCGTCGGGCGGCTCCTCATCGCTCGGTACGGGCTTGGGCAGCACGAATCAGCAGCCCGTCAGCGCGGGTGGCACGGGCTGGCTAAGCAAGCTCACGAACTGGATTGCTTATGCCATCAATACGGTGTTCGATGCCGTAGTCGCTTTCCTCAAGGACATGGTGACGTACGTGATTGCCACGGTCTTGGGTTTGGTGTCGTCGGCCATCTCTGCAATCGGCACGCCTAGCTGGCTGTCGCAGTATTCGTTACAGAGCATCTTGCAGCCCACGCTCGGCACCTTGGGCTTCTTTCTGGCGGAGTTCCAGATACCGCTTGCTCTGGGCCTGATCGGCCTCGGCTATGTGTTCCGGCTGCTGCGCAAGTTCCTCACCTTGTTCCAATGGTGACTGTCTACTTCACTGTCCATCGTTCGTCCCGGCATTGTTCTGTAACGGGTTACGAAAACAATTGTCCTTGCCGGAGGGGTGAAGGGGTTTACCCCTTCGGATACGCTCTTTTGCTGTCGGAATGGCCGCTCCCTGTCCACACGACCCTCCTGGGTCGTGCACGGGTAACCCTCCTCCCATCAGGGCACACACCTCCCTGCCAAACCGCTTTTTACGAACTCTCGCTTGCGAGAACGATTGAACCGCGCAGCGCCGCGATCTTTCGTCTGCGGTGTTTTGGCTCGACGAGTGCCCGTGGGGCACTGCCTGGGGAAGCGCTTCACCGGGCGAACCGCTTTTTGGTTCGTTCGGGGAAGTGCGCTGCTTTTCAAGTGTTCGAAGCGAAGTAACTGGGTGCAAACAGCTTCACCGTTTGCACAAAACCTGTGGAGAAACTCTCATTCGAGGAGGCTCTTATGCTGGTGTTTAACGAAGGGGTGCCGCGTTCGGGCAAGTCCTACGATGCGGTCAAGACACATGTGATTCCCGCATTGCAGGCGGGCCGTCGTGTGTACGCGCGGCTCAACGGGTTGAACGTGCAAGCCATTGCGGAGTACATGCAGGTTCCTGTCGCGACGATCGAGCCGCTGTTGTTTCAGGTGCCTACATCGGAGGTGCGCAAGTTCTTTTGCGCACAGCGTGACAAGTCGGGACAGTGGTCGATTTCGGACGACTTGAAGGATGCATTGTTCGTGATCGACGAGGCGCACGAGTTTTACGTGGCGTCACGTAACGCGATCGAGCCCGAAGTGGAACAGTTCTTCGCGTTGTGCGGGCAGAACGGCATGGACGGCGTGCTGATGTCGCAGTTCTACCGGCGCTTGCATTCCTCGGTGCGCGTACGTATCGAGCGCAAGAACGTGTTCCAGAAGCTCACGGCGTTGGGCATGGAGGGCAAGTACACGTTGCGCCAGTACCAGACGACGGAGCCGGATAAGTTCGTGCTGATTGACACGACGGTGTGCACCTATGACCCGAAGATTTTCCCGCTCTATCACGGCTATGCGCCGGGTGCGGGCAACACGGCGGTGTACAAGTCGGGCGGCGTGACGATCTGGAAGCGGCTTGCCCGCTATGGCGTGCCGATCGGCCTCTGCTTCATCGCGGCGGTGTGGTATTTAGCGCATGAGGTGTCGACGGGCGGCCGCAATTTGGTCAAGACACAGCCTCAGTCGGGAACGCATGTTGGAGTGCCTAATGGTGTGTCGGCGCAGCCTGGGCCGGCACAGGCGTTTCCATCGCGTGCAGTTGCGTCACAAGACGATCGATCTATGCCGGATGAGGTGCGCTACGTCTTTGACCTGTGCAAGCAGGCGAGGCCGCGCCTAGCGGGCGTAGTGGACGTTCCTGGCAGGCTGCCGGCAGGCGTGATCGAGTGGCCGAAGGATGAGGGGAAGGGCACCGTGCAGGATCGTCTCACGTTCGATCAGTTGCGTGATCTGGGTGTAACGATTCAGGTGCACCAGTACGGCGTCAAGCTGATGTGGCAGAAACAGGCGGTGATCGTTACGTCCTGGCCACTGACGCGTCCGATGGAAGAGCGTCAGAGTACAGAGGCGCGCTCTGGTGCTGTCGCGTCATCGGGTGGCGTCGAGGGTGCATCGGCGGCGGCGGCGTCTGCAGGATGGAAATCGTCCGTCATGGCCTCGGACTATGTGCCGCCGGAGCTAATGAAGCGCCCGGAGTATGCGCCGCATACGCACGGTTAAATCGTAACGCGTTACATATTCCGTATCATCATTTCATTTAAGTAACGCGTTACGATATGATGCATTACACTCGGAGATATCGTAATGCGTGATGAAAAAGACCCTGGAACGATCGAGATGCCTCTTTCTCGGAGGCGTGGCCGTCCGACTAAGCACGGTGAGGCGATGTCGCCGGCAGAGCGGATGCGCAACTATCGTTTGAGCCGTAGGCATGCCGCGATGGCGTCGTATGGCGCAGAAAAGTGGCGCGAGCTGTCGGACGCTGCTCTCGTTGATGCGTTGCGCATTGCGATGGGCGAGGTGGACCGCAGGGCGGTACGTACGATCACGCGCATCATTCAAGAGCGTTATTGCAATTCGTAACGCGTTACATATAATTCCGCGGGATCGGGGTGAAGGGGTTTACCCCTTCGGATACGCTCCTTTGCTGTCGGCATGGCCGCATCCCTCATACACGGGCCTCCTGGCCCGTGCACCTGTCCCTTCATCCAGTCAGGGCTGACACCTCCCCGCCAAACCTGCCTTTGGGTTTATGCTTTCTGCCGAACAGGGGAGGGATACCATGGCTCGAAAGCGAGGGTTGCCGGACTGGGCGTATTACCTGATTGCGGCGCTGCTGACGTTACCGACGTTGCCGGTGTACTGGTATTTCTTTACGCAGCATGTCTCTCGTGATCCAGTGCAACCTGCGCAGGCGGTTGCGCCGCAGGTTTCCTCGATTGCTACCCGCGTCCCTTCGCCGGTGATTGTTTATGGCGAGCGGTTGCCTGCAGGTTACGCCTGCGCGGGTTCTCAGGGCTTGGTGTATAGGCACCGTGTGGTGGATGGCGCGGTTGTGATCGAACCTTTGTATCAGGGCGGCCAGTTGGTGCATTGCGATCGTTCGGCGGAGGGGTCGGTGGTGCTCCGCGGTCAACTGTCATGCCTGAGCTCAGGTTTTGTGATGGAGACGTTCCCTGATGGTCACGCTCAGGTGACGGACGTTCGTTGTAGCGCGGTGTGGCACCGTTGACCCAGCGCACAAAGAACTCGAGGTTCTCGGGCTTCAAGCCTGGCTTGGTCCGATAGCTCCAGCCAGGCGGAACGAGTTGATCACCACGCATGCGCCAACCGCGCCATGGCCCTTGGAAGTCGTGATGGCAGTAGAGCTGGTCCTGCAGCAGTTGCGCGATCTGCTGCAGGGTGACGATGCCGGAGGGTGTGGTGAACTGTTGTTGCGCGTCGTCGTAGTGCCAGTTCAGGCGACGGCGGGGCTTAGCCATGAACGCGTTCCGTGCGGGTGGGAAAGCAGACGAGCAAACCGCATGCCAGCGGCACGGACGCGGGCTAGGAATTTCCTCAATTGCGCATAATGTATA